TATATTTGGTGGTGTATCTGGGAATAAGATTACTGCCATTGCTGGCGAGTCTAGCACTGGAAAAACTTTTTTCTCCCTTGCTGTCGTCAAGAACTTTCTGGATTCTAATCCTGATGGTTACTGCCTCTATTTTGACACTGAGGCTGCTATTACCAAATCTCTCATTGAATCTCGCGGTATTGACACCAGTCGTTTGATTGTTGTAAACGTTGTTACAATTGAGGAGTTTAGAGGTAAAGCTCTGAAAGCCGTGGATATATACCTTAAGAAACCAGAGGATGAACGCAAACCCTGTATGTTTGTGTTAGACTCTCTCGGTATGCTGTCCACAGAGAAAGAGATTACTGACGCACTGAACGATAAACAAGTTCGTGACATGACCAAATCTCAACTGGTCAAAGGTGCCTTCCGTATGATTACTCTGAAACTGGGACAAGCCAAAATCCCAATGATCGTAACTAATCATACCTATGATGTCATCGGTGCTTATGTCCCTACAAAAGAAATGGGAGGAGGCAGTGGCCTCAAGTATGCAGCAAGTACAATCATCTATCTCTCAAAGAAAAAAGAGAAGGATGGCACAGAAATCGTCGGAAATCTTATCAAGGCTAAGACTGCTAAGTCGCGTCTAAGTAAGGAGAACAAAGATGTTACGGTGCGTCTTTATTACGATGAGCGTGGTCTTGATCGATATTATGGTCTTCTTGAACTGGGAGAGATTGGTGGTCTCTGGAAAAATGTGGCAGGCCGTTATGAGATGAATGGTAAGAAGGTATATGCAAAACAGATCTTGAAAGAACCTGAAGTATATTTCACTCCTGAAGTTATGGAGCAACTTGATGAAATTGCGAAGAACGAATTCTCATACGGTTAGAACTTATGATAAGATCCTGAATCTAGAACAATGTCAGGGTCTTATTTCTGCGTTTGAGGGTATGTCTCAACATCATGAGACTGTAAAAAATAATGGTAGACCTAACTTCACTCAACTGAATGTAAACAAACATTATATTCAGGGAGTCAACTATCTGGTTGATAGAGTAAAGACGTGTCTTGAAATATACCAATCTGATTTACTGGGACTTACTAGACACATGCCTCCAATGAAGTCATTGGAAAGTTTTAGAGTCAAAAAGTATGTGCCTGGTGGTTGTGATAGATTTGATGAACATGTAGATGTGGGTGACCACTCTAGTGCCAGACGATATTTGGCTATGTTGTTTTATCTCAATGATGTGGAGGAGGGTGGTGAGACAACCTTCCCCTTTCATGATATGATAGTGAAACCAAGGGCTGGTTCTGTCCTTGTGTTTCCTCCGACGTGGGAATACCCACATGCTGGCCGTCCACCCATCAGTGGACCGAAGTACATTATGAGCACGTATCTCCACTATGGATAGAGTAGAAAATACAATCCTTCGCACGATGGTTCATGACGAAGATTATCTTCGCAAGGTTCTGCCTTTCATTGAACCATCTTATTTTGAGGATCGTAAAGATCGTGTGATCTTCGATGAGATTTCAAAGTTCATTGTCAAGTATGATAAACCTGTTTCTCAAGAGATTCTCAAAATTGAGATAGGGAATCGTGATGATGTCACGGATGAAGAACATAAACAACTCATTGACCAAATCACTCTCCTAGATAAGGAGCCGGTCAATGGTGATTGGATTCTGGACACCACTGAGAAGTGGTGTAAGGAACGTGCCATTTATCTTGCCTTGATGGAGTCTATCAAGATTGCAGATGGACAAGATAGTAAAAAAGGAAGGGATGCAATTCCAAGTATCCTGAGTGATGCTCTTGCAGTATCATTCGACAATCATATTGGCCACGATTATCTTGAAGATTATGAACAACGTTACGAGGTATATCATCGAAAAGAAGAAAAGATCCCTTTCGACCTTGAGTACTTCAACAAAATTACAAAAGGTGGTTTGCCTAACAAGACTCTCAATATCGCACTTGCTGGTACAGGTGTCGGGAAGTCTCTATTCATGTGCCATATGGCTAGCTCCATCCTCTTGCAAGGAAAGAACGTTCTGTATATCACTCTTGAAATGGCAGAAGAGAGAATTGCTGAGCGAATTGACGCCAACCTTCTTAACGTCAACATCCAAGAGATTGCGGAACTTCCCAAGGTAATGTTTGATAACAAGGTAAATACCTTGTCTAAGAAAACTCAAGGTCAACTGATCATTAAAGAGTACCCTACCGCGAGCGCACACAGTGGACACTTTCGTGCATTACTTAACGAACTCGCCCTTAAAAAGTCTTTCAGACCTGATATTGTATTCGTGGATTATCTTAATATTTGTTCCTCTTCGCGTTACAAAGGGGCTGCCAATATTAATTCCTATACTCTTGTTAAGTCAATTGCTGAGGAACTTAGAGGGTTGGCTTGCGAAGCCGAGGTCCCTATCGTATCTGCCACCCAGACCACTCGTTCTGGTTATGGTAGCTCTGATGTTGAGCTTACTGATACTAGTGAGTCCTTTGGTCTCCCTGCTACTGCTGATCTTATGTTTGCCCTTATTTCGACGGAAGAACTGGAACAGTTGGGACAGATCATGGTGAAACAGTTGAAGAATCGATACAACGATTTGTCAGTCAATAAAAGATTCATTGTTGGTATTGATCGTGCAAAGATGCGTCTGTATGATTGTGAACAGACTGCACAAGATGACATTCTTGACTCTGGTCAAGAATCGGGTTATGATGAACCAGAATCTAAGTTCAAAAGTAAATTCGCGGAGTTGAAGTTTTGAGTAACGTTGATCCTAAAAAGTATGCACAATTTGTAAATGGAGTCACATCTAATGAAAGTAAAGATCATCACGCTTTCGCGCAAAGAATTGTCAACCTCCAGTCCGAAGGATTTCCTACCGAGCGACTGCTTACTGCATCTGTAGGTATGTGTGCAGAGGCTGGTGAGTTTACTGAAGTTGTCAAGAAAATTATCTTCCAAGGTAAGCCTGTAACAGAAGAGAACCTGTTTCACCTGAAACGTGAACTTGGTGATATCATGTGGTATGTCATGCAGGCATGTATGGGATTGGAAACTTGTCTTGATGAAATTATTGAAATGAATGTTGACAAACTCAAAGCACGTTATCCTGGTGGTGAGTTTGATGTACACTATTCCGAGAACCGTCAGGAGGGAGACCTGTGAAAAAAGTAACTATTGAAATGTCTGTCTATCAGGCTGCTGCAGTTCGCGAGGCCCTGTTCACTGATACTAAAGTGTATACTTATGGTGATGCCTGTCCAGAACGTGTCTTTGAGATCCGAGAAGTAATCACTGACTTGGATGCTGCAATCGAAGATGCTCTTGCAGAAGAATAAATAAGAGGGCTCAGGCCCTCTTTTTTTATGTCTCTTACTATTCAGGAGATCGAAACCCGATTAAAAAAGATGGGTTTCAATAGATTTAAGGTTAAAACTTCAAAGAGAATATCAATTCTATCTAATGATAGAATTACAGACCTCAAAAAAATTGAAGCTGAATTTTGGGATCAAAACGCAAAATTTAATGAAGACTATAGAACTCCTGTAGTAAATGGAAAAGGTGGTAGTCTGGTTTCTTCTATTGGTGTAGTTGAAGTAGGAGATAAGATTGTATTTGCAAATCCCGCATCTAAACAAGGTGGTAAGTCTGCGGGTATTGAGAACGAAGATAATTTTGTTAATGGAATCAACAAGTATCTTGATCAGGCCTACGGCGCTTACTATAGTATTACTATTGTTTTAAAGTCACCAGGAAAAGAAATTAAAATACCACAAGCTCTGATTGCAGAAAGTGCAGGAACGG